ATATTTGTCTGATAAATCAAGTTTTCTGAGTTTTCATCTGCTGAGAATATTACCCACCATTTGCTGCCATCCCATTCAATGATGTCATTGGCTTCTGCAATAAAGTCAGTACTGTCAGTGTTTTTCCAAGCATCGGGACCGTCTTCATTTAGATTTAATACGTAAGTGATTGTACTTCCTACTGGTGCAAGGGCTGCAAGAATAATAACATAATTGCCATCTCGTTCTATCGGAGTTCCTTGTCCGACTTCAGTTCCATTAACAAACACGTGACAATCGTTTACTTTGTCAAACTCAACTGCTGTACTAATCCTTTGTATTTTTAATCCAGTAACAAACGTGTCACGAACTCCGCCACCAATATTGTCAATAATTAAGTATCTAGTACCAAGTACTAAATTACTTGGCCCAGTAGTTGTAGGATCAATCACAGCGTCAAAACTTCCCCACGATTCTGACAATCTAGCGGGCCCTGCAATCATATTGTTTGTTGGATGAGTATCGGTATCCCAATTAACAACCATTTCAGATTCATCTAACGGATTTAAACTTAGGTAGCCCACAACTTCGCTACCGTCTGGCTGTAACAAATAAATTTTAGCTAACCCAGCAGTATACGAGCCCGGATTTTGTTGTAATATTACTTGCCAGTTTAACCAAATTCCGGGTTGCGTACTACTTACTAGTTTAATTTTACCTTCGGATACAACAATATCAAAATTGCCAAGTGTTGCTTTTGCACTTGCCATAGAATTTCCGGGATATGATTGCCCCGCATCTACATACACCCCCAACCCGTCAACATATGAGTCGCTCATAGACGAACTGTCAAATGCGCTTGAAATAATATTAGTAACAACACCTAATTTCTTAACCTTGGCAGGCGGTGTAATCCATATAGGAGTAGTTAGTGTAAGAGTAGCAATATCAATTTGTGTAGCAGTGCCCATTGGAACCGTACGACTAGTAAATGTTACATCACCGAGATCTACAACAGTTAATGATGTCCAGTCTACAAAGTTGTCAGTTGTTTGTATTTCTAAACTTGGATTAAACAATACTAAAATCTGTTCTAGTATTTGTAATTTTTGTTCTGTACTAGTTGACCATATATCTGCTTTAACTGACAACTTAAATGGAGTTGGCATCAACCGTTCAACTGTGTAATTTTGTCCTTGAGTACTAGTATAGTTTCCATCGTCATCGATGTCTCGCTCACGAAAATGCATTTTACTAACCAACGTAGCATCACCTAATCGAGTATTATCCAAATCAAGATCAGTAATATAGATTGCAATTCGAGGAGCACTTTGAAGTGTATTCTCTGAATTTTGATTCACAACAGTTGCTGCTTGGCGATCTTGATCTCCGTACATAACCGGAACACGTACTAGAGTACCGTCTCCATATCGAACTACAAAGTTACTCAGTAGTCTAACTATTTGTAATAAGTATCGGCGTATTTGGCCGTCATAAAAATATTGCGAGATATTGCAACGGTGTTAAACCGAAGCCTCCTTGTCTAGATCAGTTTCTATATGCGTAAATTTATAGACATGCATTATAAGTCTGCCTTGGGTTTAAGTGCCTTGCTTAATGCTTGACGTTCTGCAACAGTCTCACCGGCAATGTCATCAGTTGCGGTATTATTGATAAATCCAGTTCTGAAAGTTTGTCGAGTATCAGTATTAGACATTGTCATACGAATAGCATCTTCACGCTTGATCCAACGTTTACTATCGTATCTAAACAATCTGTTGGGAAAGAAATCTGTTCGTAGAAAGAAATCACCTTCAATGGCGCCTGCTGGAAAACCTATCCCATGCCCAAAATCAACACCGTTAAGTGGTATACCGTCGCCTAGTAAGTATCCACTATATCCTGTTCTATTTGGTCTAGCACCAATTCTACTTGCATCCATGTGCATATTAGAAGCATCTGGTGGCGTTGTAGCATCATCTACAGTAATAAGTGCTGGATTACCAAACTCGTCAGCAGTTAATGAGTAAAACTGTTGAGTTTCATATCCACTCTTAGGAGCATTGGCTTCGGCTTGGGCAAGGATAGCATCATTAATTTCAAGACTTTTTGCCTGTGTACTTAAGATGCTCTGTATCGTGGATCCGGAGTATACGCTAAAATACCCAGCATTAGGCGGTGCTGTGCCTGTGGTAGCTGCGGTAACTTGATACAGGGTGCCCTGATAGCGAATAATTTCTCCAACTGCATATGTTACAGTTGGGCTATAATCTCCTGTAAAGTTTGCATCTTTATCTGTGGGAGTTTTAAGAATGTCTGAATATTGTTGTTGATCAGCAATCTTACCTAATTTTAATCTGTATAAATGTGGATACCATGTACGGCTAAATCCTTCAGCAGCACGACCAACTTCACTGATAACAAAGAATCTTGGCAGTGCTTGGTCAGCATCATTAAGTGCAAACTCGTCTCGCAAGTGTGGTAACTCCACTACATCGCCAGCTAAGGGTTTACGCCCAACCAGCTTGATAAAATCATTAATGTGTACAGTCATAAAAACTGTATCATTATCAATAAACAGACCAAACTGACTTAGGTTAAAATCAATGTCAGATACATTATAAACACCACGCACTGTGTATACTGAACTGTCATATTTCCTATCACGATTTTCAAGGAATAGCAAATCTTGTATGTTGGTTTCTTTCACAGCATCGTACATGGGCATATCCGCAGTGCTTTCTCCTGTTAGAGGATTCTTGGGCCCTAGGTATTTGTGCAGATACAAGTCAGTTCCGCCCACCTGAAACATCTCAGATATGTTGCGATCGTGAAATTTGTAATCGTTGCCTTTGTCGGGCGAATAGAGGGATAAACGTGGCATAGTACAATATTTAGCGTTAAATTTTATTACAAAAATCTAATATATTTTTCAATTGCAATAACGAAACTTCTCCACACACCTTACCTATTTGTTGGGTTATAATAAATCTTCCATTGTCTTTCCAGTGGAACATATTCTCGACCGGGGACACCCATTCTAAGTTTTCTACTTTATTATTAGTTCTATTTCTATCTTTGTGATTAACTAATCCTAACTGAATATCAATCTGCTCACATTGTAGAAATGCTTCAGCAACTAGCCTATGAATATAACTAGTAATCCTTTTTCCATCTATAAGCAAACATACTAGTTTATAGCCGGAGTTAGAAGTAGATTGTTTTAATATCCTAATCTGTCTACCTTTGTTAGATCGTATGCTACCAAAGTTACTAATTTCATAGCCAGGCATTCGACTAATGGTTTTCCATATTTCCATACATAATCCTTAAATTATTTACATTATTATTTATATAAATACTTTTAAACTACTACTCAAGGGCAGTAATCAAATAAATATACTGGGAGAACTAAATGTCAGACAATCCACAACAAGTTAAACAACAAGTTTTTGATTATTGCCGCGCCATGCTGGGTGACGGCATGATTGACGTTGAACTTGACCCGATTCATTATGAAACAGCATTAGATCGTGCGCTAACTAGATTCCGGCAGCGAAGCCCAAATGCTGTGGAAGAAAGCTACAGTTTCTTAACCCTTGAAAAGGACAAAAATGATTACATTTTGCCTAAAGAAATTATTAACGTGCAGTCTGTTTTTAGAAGGACTCTGGGATCAAGAACTGGAGGAGGAACTGGTACAAATTTTGAACCTTTCAATCTTGCGTACACTAACACGTATCTTTTAAACTCAACAATGATGGGCGGCATTGCTACATATTTTATGTTTGCCAGCTATCAAGAAATGATTGGTAAAATGTTCGGAGCATACATTGAGTTCCAGTGGATTCCGTCAAGCCGTACTATCAGAATATTACAGCGTCCGTTTAGTGATGGTGAAGTTATCGGCATGCGTACTCAGAATTTTAGACCTGACTATCTTATCATTGAAGACATATATGCTAAACAATGGGTACGTGATTATACGTTAGCTAACTGTAAAATGATGTTAGGTGAAGCACGTAGTAAATTTGCTAATATTGCTGGTCCGCAAGGC